CATTGGTGTTTTCTTACGTCGAACTGACGTTAAACAAATATGCTTTCAGCTCCACAGGACAAAGCAAGTCTAAGAAAGTTGTCTTAAACTTACCCTGCTCTCCAGTCAAAACCAGACAGGTGTGATTGCGACAGAATAAATCATCCATCGCATTCGCCACCACTGCAATAAGCCATTTGGTCAAGTAGGTTTGCCACTTCTCAGGATTCCGAACCGTTACGCACGAGGCCAAGTGAATAATCTCCGAATCCTCTCCCTCGTTCCACTTCGATAGTTTTTGGAAATACTCTTGTACAGGATTGATACGTGGGCAGAAATCACTTTCCAATATCGCTCGTATATTCTCTGCCGAGGTACTGATACCTTGTGAAGAATCCAATAGCCGTCGCATGGAGTTGATGTCGAATTTACCGAGTGGGTAGAAAGGTTCATCTTTATTCGAGCGTCGAAACTCCGTGCGACTTTTTACGGTGTTGAATCGAAAGTCATAGTGCTCCCTTAGAAAGGACTCTATCCGTTCATTCTTGGATTGCTTCCCTTCTGGTCGTTCATCCATTTCTTCTTTCATCGTTGAATAGATATTTAGAAATGAGAGCGCTTGGCCTTCTTTTCAGAGATAAAGAGCTTTGAGTCTTCGGCAAGGTCTCGCACCGTTTTTCTACGACCATTGGCTATCCATTCGAGCAACTCATCCTCGAAGAAGTAGAGTTGCTTTCCATTCTTGTAGCAAGGGAGTAAACGCTTGCGCACAAGTGTATAAATTGTAGGTTTGGCCTTCCCGATGATTTTACACGCTTCATCTATCCCGATAGGAATACGTTTTGGAGAAAGAACTGCATCTTGCCCTTTCTCGACCAATGCTTTGATCTCAGCTACTTCGTTCACTAGGTGAGCTACCGCCTTGGGTAGATTCTCAAAAGAAATTTCGTTGTTGTCCATGTCTATACTATTTTGAGTTTAACATGGCACAAATGAATAAAGTGTTTTCCCTGTGATTCAAAACACGGAGAAAACACTACAAAAACACTATGATTGGTGCGTTTTAATAACTTCCTTAAACTATAGTGTAGTAGATTTCAAAAGAAAAATCAACACCATGGGTAAGTTTGCTTAAATCTTTGTGCTCCCATAAAAGTGCAAGATGCTTTGGTCTTTATGTATATCTTTTTACAACGAGTAATAATACTTACCTTTACAGTCTGAATACTATCTTAATACAAAAGACATAAAAAGCAAAATGGAGAAAGAGGAAAAAGAGATAATGCCTACAACTTGGGACATAGCAAGAGTTCGTGCCGAACTTACAACTGCATTTGAAGAAAATTCAGAACAAAAGTTGTTATCAGTACTAAAGGATAACTCATTTTTATTTTACGAACTTTATAGCCGTAAATATGGAATTCAGCCTGTTTTTCGTGAAATAAACTTTGGAGGAGAACTACGCTGTGATTTTGCTTGGTTAAATGATAACTCAGATGGACCTGAATGGGTTTTAGTTGAAGTTGAAAAACCTAAGATGAAACTTTTCACACAGAAGAATGAACCAACATCTGAATTAAATCATGCTATAGAACAAGTAAAGTCATGGGAACGATATTTTGATGAAAATCCATCCGAGAAAAAGCGCATATTTGGAGCGGTTGCACGATTTCGATTTATTCTTATTGTTGGAGATAAAGAAAGTTGGGAAACTAATTTTGCTTCAAAATGGCGCATACACAATAATAAAAAGACAGGAATTGAAATTAGGACTTCAGATGTTTTTTGGCGAGCATTGAAAGTCTTAGAACAACATCCTGAAGAGTTTTGGAGTTTTGCAGAACATCCTAAAACGATGCCCCCTTCAGAATTACAAAAGTATTGGAGTTCTTATGATTACATCATGGATCATTGGAGAAAGATCATTGATTGATGGTAAAGAGGAATTTACATTGGAGTGCCCTTCTCGTTCTCAATATCAATGCTCGATATCTGTTCCTCAATCCTCCACAAAAAGAATCTCTACTCTCTGTGGAGAATTTGTACAACGTTTTCTATTTAGGGTAATAGATAAGGTTAACCGTCATCATTCAAGTAGCCTTTTCTGAATCTTGATTAGCCCTTTTTGTTCTTCATCTTTTAGATGACTTTTAATGGTGTCGGGTTCAACGTCTTTTAGTGCTTCGGCGAAAACAAGTTTGAGGAAAAGAGCAACCTCGTCTTGTTTGCCAATACTGAAATGCTTCCAAATATTCCAGCCGAAATGATACAGGTCTAAAGAAGTAAGTTTTACGACCCTGACAGGTTGAGGGTTTTGCAAGATGTTTCCCTCTGAATAAGCTGTAATGTGTTGACAAAGTTCTTTCAAATCGTCATCAGAGACATAAGGGGCAAATTCATGCTGTGTATAGGAGATTGCTATCTCCAACTTCTCCTTTGATTTATCGCTTTGTTTACGCTGTTGGTTAACTCGTATCTCCTGAATGAATTCGGGCTCTATACTCTTTGGGGCCAAATCCTGCTCAACTTCTTTCTTTTCTTGGGGTGATGATGGAGACAGATGCTTGTGAGGGAAAACTTCTTCACAATAGCTGTGAACAAGCCGTCAATCAGAAGCATCAGGGCTGAATAGAGAATGACGCCTACACCTGTAACAATCCAGAAAATTACGGTTGCAGTAAATTCATCAACTCCAGCCGAGACAAAAACAAATCTCACAATTATACCAATTAAGGCACACGCCAGCAGGACGGATAAATAAACAATTATATATTCAAAGTACTTAGACTGCATCTTTATTCATTTTTGTGAGGTTATTCCTGAGTCTTTGTCTCTATCGTATCCAATTTTATGGCTTGTGCCGCCTTGTTTTTCTTTTCATCGACCACCTTTGCATAGATTTGCGTTGTTTTCACATTCGTATGTCCCAGCATCTTACTTACGGTATAAATGTCTGTACCGCTGGCAAGTTGTAGAGTTGCGTAGGAGTGGCGGAAGCAATGAAAACTTATGGACTTTTTGATGCCTGCAGCCTCTATCCAACGCTTTAGAGGTTTAGAAATCCATGACGGATTAGGCAGGTCTTCAAAAACCAATTGTTCTGGTAAGCCTCTTTCTCCACATAGTTGTAAGGCTTGTTCCGAAATAGGCATATACTCCACTCCCTTGGTCTTCTTTTGAGTGAAATGTAACCTCGGCTGTTCTCCATCCATGTTGATTTCTTTCCACTTTAGTTTCTGAATATCACAGTGGCGTAATCCTGTCAGAGCAGAGAAAAGAGCTGCCCGTTTCATCACCTCACGATCACAAGGAGTTGAAGCAAGCGTATTTAACTCCTCTACGGTAAGGTATTCACGGCGAGACTCCTGTTCCTGAATACCTTTTATTTTGGCGGATATATCAACGGTTAGATAACCATCTATAAATGCCTGTTTGAGAGCTGCCTTGAAAATAGAAAAATAAGTCGATGCCGTATTGTGAGAAATAGTACCACATTTATTCCCTCCACGAGGGGCTGTCAAAAGGAAACGTTTGTACTCTTCGGCAAAAGCATTGTCGATTTTGAAAAATGGCAAATTTTCTCCCGCATACATTTTAAGAAAGTCCATAGCTCTCTTCCAATTGACAAGAATAGAAGTGGAGCTATTTTTGTGTCGTTTATACATCGCCTCCCGAAAATAGCCAATGAAGTTTTGTTGCAAACGTTCCTTTTGCTCTGCTTGTGCAGTATCTGCATCACTGTACAAATCTGCATTATCTTATTCTCTTTGACGGAGCTTTCGCACCTCATCGGCATAAATACAAGCTTCTTGATCGACCTCGCTTTTGCACTGTATCACTCCATTCAAATCTCGCTTGGGTTTGTACGATTTGCTCGAAGATGTTGTCCGTGCAGTCCGAGTTTTATCCCAGACTACCGTAGTTACTATACGGTTGAGATACTCACGGACACGTTGTGGCTCGGATTTACCCGCAGTGTAGACTGGGTAACTCTCAATGTAGAGATACCACTCATTACGATATGCACTCTTGCGAAGTCGCACAGTTACTTTCGTGTTATGTAATTCTTTTCTCATGTGTATCTAAGGTTATTTGTACAGTTGGTCTATCTCTGACTTTGGGGCATAGACATAATTGCCAATCTGCCTTATAGGAATGGAAAATTTCCTAATATGCTTATATACCGTGCCTTCCGTAACACCAAACTTGGCTGTTATTTCACCGATCGTGTAACAATACTCTGGCTCAAGATTGTAGAGTTTAGCCTCATTTCTTGTTCTCGGCTTTTGTTCATCAACAGGCCTCAGATTAAAGTTGCGTTCTAAATCCTCTCTACAGATGCGAGTCATCCTTTTTCCCAAGTTATAACTTCGGAGAGCCTTACTTCTAACAAGTCGGTATAGCGTATCTCTGCAAACGTCGTATAGAGCAATAGCATCGGAGATAGAGAGGTAGGGTTGATCCTTGGGAACCTTTGCGGCCCTCTCTCGTCGCAGCTCTTCCAACTTTTCCTCTCGCTTCTTTTGTAAATACGCAGACCTTGAGCATTGTATAGAACAATATCTCGATGTGATTGTCTTGGCAAGAAAGGTCTCCCCACACCATTCGCACTTTCGCTCAATCTGAAATTTTGCAGCTGGCATACGCTTTTCGTATCTATCTGATAATCAATTTCTATTTTTATTTAAGTCGCACTTTATACATTAATAAGTCGCGGCACAAATATGGTACAAATATACGGCTAAAATCGATAGGAAACGAAGAAATACGAGAAACTATAGAAAATAAAAATAGCAGTAAGTTGCTATCTTACTGCTATTTACTATTTTCTTGGTACTCGTTTGTGAGCGTAATTACTTCACTTCCTCGAAGTCTACGTCTGTGACGTTCTTGTCGTCAGAGGGCTGATCGCCGGCAGAGGGACCTTGAGCGCCGCCGAAGTCCGGACCGGGTTGTGCGCCACCTTGGGCTGCTCCGGCATTCTTATAAAGCTCTTCGCCCGCTGCGGAAAGAGCGGCTTGCAGTTCGGCCATGGCTGTATCGATAGCAGCTACATCCTGTGCTTTGTGTGCTTCTTTCAGTTTGTCGAGAGCGGTATCGATCGGAGCCTTCTTGTCGGCCGGGAATTTGTCTCCCAACTCCTTCAACTGCTTTTCCGTCTGGAAGATCATGCTGTCGGCCTGATTGATCTTGTCGATACGTTCTTTCTCTTTCTTATCTGCTTCGGCATTGGCCTGCGCCTCTTCCTTCATGCGCTTGATCTCATCATCGGACAAACCGCTGGAGGCTTCGATGCGGATATTCTGCTTCTTGCCGGTAGCTTTGTCATGAGCCGTTACATTCAGGATACCGTTGGCATCGATGTCAAACGTTACTTCGATCTGCGGTGTCTGACGGGGCGCCGGAGCAATACCGTCCAAGTTGAAACGGCCGATGCTCTTATTGTCCTTAGCCAAAGAACGCTCACCCTGAAGTACATGAATCTCTACCGAAGGTTGATTGTCCACTGCTGTGGTAAAGATTTCGCTCTTCTTCGTCGGGATAGTGGTATTGGCATCGATCAAGCGAGTCATCACGCCTCCCATAGTCTCGATACCGAGCGACAAGGGGGTAACGTCCAACAACAAGACATCCTTTACCTCACCGGTCAGAACACCGCCTTGAATAGCGGCACCCACAGCTACCACTTCGTCGGGATTCACACCCTTGGACGGAGCCTTACCGAAGATCTTCTCCACAATCTCCTGAATAGCAGGAATACGTGTGGAACCACCTACGAGAATCACTTCATCGATATCGCCACGTGACATACCGGCATCTTTCAAGGCCGTTTCGCAGGGTGCCACACATGCCTGAATCAGACGATCGGCCAACTGCTCGAACTTAGCCCTTGTAAGCGTCATCACCAAGTGCTTGGGGATGCCGTTCACCGGCATGATATAGGGGAGGTTGATCTCCGTTGATGAAGTGCTGGACAGCTCTATCTTGGCTTTTTCGGCAGCTTCTTTCAGACGCTGCATAGCCATAGGATCCTGGCGAAGATCCACACCTTCCTGAGACTTGAACTCTTCTGCCAGCCAGTCGATGATCACGTGGTCGAAGTCGTCTCCTCCGAGGTGCGTATCACCGTTGGTCGATTTCACTTCGAAAACGCCGTCGCCCAATTCCAAGATAGAGATATCGAAGGTACCGCCACCCAAGTCGAAGACAGCGATCTTCATATCCTTATTGGACTTGTCCAGACCGTAGGCCAGAGAAGCAGCCGTAGGCTCGTTCACAATACGGCGAACTTTCAGGCCGGCGATCTCTCCTGCTTCTTTCGTTGCCTGACGTTGAGCGTCGTTGAAGTATGCGGGCACAGTGATCACGGCCTCCGTTACTTCCTGACCGAGGTAGTCTTCGGCCGTCTTCTTCATCTTCTGAAGGATCATGGCCGAAATTTCCTGCGGCGTATAGAGACGGCCGTCTATATCTACACGCGGAGTATTATTGTCCCCACGTACTACCTTGAATGGCACTCTCTCCACTTCTCTGGAAACCTGATCGTAAGTTTCGCCCATGAAGCGTTTGATAGAGTATATCGTCTTGGTCGGATTGGTGATGGCCTGACGCTTGGCCGGATCGCCCACCTTACGCTCGCCACCATCCACAAAAGCCACTACCGAGGGCGTTGTGCGCTTGCCCTCACTGTTTGTAATAACGATAGGTTCGTTACCTTCCAATACAGAGACACAAGAGTTCGTTGTGCCTAAGTCAATTCCAATGATTTTTCCCATAATTCTATATTCGTTTTTTGTTGTTGTCTCGTTTTCTTTCGTTGTTTATGCCCCATCGAAAGGGTCGTACGCTACAACATAAACAATTTGCGTGCCAAAAATCAAACCGGCTCCGATACTGCCAAAAGGTGACAGAATGTCACTACATGAGGCACACAATAGCTCTTAAACATGACGAATAATGACTCTGTACACGTCAGTACACAACAGCACCACGAAGTGGCGAAATTTCCGCATATGCGGAAATATATTT